CATGTCCTCAAATTGGTCCGAGACATAGTAGTTGTTGGCGCGGCGCGCCTCTTCTGCCCACTCACCCGCCTCCTCGACACCCGCCCGCAAGCGGGCATTCAGGAGTCGGGCGATATCTTGAGGGTCCTTGGAATCGGCTAATTTTTTATAGTCTGCCATAGTTGTAGTCGGTCGCGTGTGATCCGAGCGGTCACACAAAAAAGCGCCCACCGATGCGACCTGCTCGGAAGGCGCTCAAAATAATTTGTGGCCGATGGCTCAAGCGGACCCACCACAGTTCCTCGCCATCGACCATAACAAGAAAGTCCCAGAAGAGACCACTTTACTTAATATATGAGGTAGTCATTTGTAAGGCAAGACCGATTTTCCTCGAATCTTCCAGAGCCGATACCGGGTCTCTTGCCCCGGCACCTGCCTATTGCGGTAGTGGGCGCGCCCTAACTTACCGAGCTTAAAGAGGGCGGTGCGCCAGTGCATACCGCCCGCGCATAGCTCGCGGATACGCTCCTCGACAACCCACTGCCCCCGGTGCGCTTCAAGCACTTGCAAGACGCGCACTATAGTGGAAGGATGTTTTATTTCCCCACCTGCCACAAGAGCGCCTTGCGCTTTTTGTCGTAGTCCTTCAGGCGCCCGCTCACTTGGGCGTCGATGTCTTCTATCGCCTCATAGCCGTCGCTCTCCTCACGGAAGCGAACGTCGAAAAAGTGGTAGTCATGGGACTGGAAGGCCGCACACAAGAGGCCGACCGCCCGCACCGGGTTGGACAGCGCCGCATTCTGGAAGTGCTGACAGGTGGAGTTAATCTGCAACTCATCCCGGGCAAGGAGGTCTTCGACCAGTTGCTTGTTGACGTCCTCGTCTCGGGCCATCGGGGCATTGTCCATGATGCCCAGTCTCGCCTCCCTATGGCGATAGGCGGGAAACCACTCCCGATACGAGTATTCGTCGAAGTCGTCGGCGTAATATACGAGACCATTGGTTTGTAAGAGATACCCATGGAAGGGGTCGGGGTTTTCTAGGGTGCCTGTTGTGGGGGGTATGTACGCTGTTTCTATGTGATAGAGGTCCTTCAGGGCTATAGCCACATGGCGCAGGTCGGTGAGGGTCGGTCGGTCGCAGTTGCGTATCTTCTTAACCCCCTTGTCGGTCTGCACCTCCGACCAAAAGACGGAACCAAACGACTCCGCCTGCGCCCAGTCCTCGGGGACTAAGGCTTGCCCCTCGTCGATGAGGAGCTTGGGGCGCGACTTCTGGCGGGGGTCGTCGTCCCACAACTCGCCCACCACACAGGCGTAGCCCGGCTCGGAGCCATCGTCCGCTGGGGGGACAAGCGCCATGAGGACGCGCGTCATCAGTAAGCACTCCGGGGCGCCTTCATAGTCGTAGACCTCAATAAGGCCCGTGTCCTTTCGGCGTCGTATAGAAGCCTTACTGTTCATAGTCGTCCTTTCATGCAGGTTGGGATACCTTACGCACGTGGCGCGGCGCGAAATTACGTAGTCCGCCCGCGCTACGCATCTCGTCGAGCATACGCCCAAATAAACTCATTACATCGACCTGATCATCATGCGTGCCCGCATCAAAGCGCAGTAGCTCCGAGATCAGATCGGGGGTCCAGGGTGCGCGGCGAGAGAAGAAGACTTTGCCTGACGCCATGCGCGCCTGTATCGCCCGCGCCCGGTTGCGCTTGTCGGCTACACTGGGGTAAGGCTTGCGCGCCACATAGGAACGGCGCTCCCGCACCCTCGTCTGTATATAAGGGTCCAGTGATGCGCGGATCTGCCCCGACTCCTCGCCCCATAACTGAGGGGACCACTCGTCCACTAAATCCAAAAACGACTCCACCCACACATCCGACGTAGCGCGGTCGCGCCACCAGTCCAAGATATACAGGTTGTCCTCGCCGTCGATGCCGCACACCCCATGCACTGTGTAGTCACCCTCGCCGTCTTTCGTCGCGTAGTCGCTGGCGCCGTACACCCGCAGACCCTCGGGGGGCTTGTCGTAATACTGTATCCACCCGCGTAGGAAAAAACTGCCCTCCTCCGCCTGTGGGTCTTGCTGGTAGAGCGAACTCCAGTCCCTTGGCCCGATAACCGAGCGCACCTGCTCCAGCCTCTCATGGTCATACCACGCAGGCCACAGCGCATCGCCCGGCGCGCGGCCCATCGCATCGTCAACGCCCGCCAGTGCCGGGAGGCTCAGCACATCCCATTGGTCGCCGCCCACCTTCATATCATTCAGTAGGCGCCCCGCCAGATCGTCATCATGCCAGCGCGTCAAAATAATAATAACACTGGCACCCGGCATGAGCCTTGTATAGAAAACCGACGTATACCAGTCCCATATACGATCCCGCATCAACTCCGACCCCGCCTCCATCCGGTCCTTGATCGGATCGTCGATAATACCCAGATGGGCGCCACGCCCTGTAATAGCCGAACCCACACCCGCCGCGATATAAGAACCGCCCTGATTTGTGTGCCAGCGCGCCGCCGACTGCGAATCCTGCGCCAGAGAGACATCAGGGAAAATTTCCTGATACGTGTCCTCCGCAATAATATTACGAACCGCCCGGCCAAAATCACCCGCCAACTCCGAATTATACGAAGCCGAGATAATCTGCCGCGCGGGGTTGCGCCCCAAAAACCACGCCGGGAACCGCTTGCTGGCGAGTTCAGACTTCCCATGCCTCGGCGGCATAAATAACATCAACCGACGAATGTCGCCCCGCTCGACCGCCTCCAAGCGATCTACAATAAGCCGATGGTGAGAAGCCACCGAATACTCAGGCATCGTCTCCACCACGAAGTCCATCATACTACCCCGAGCCTCCAGCCGCTGGAGCAACGACAACTCCCGCAGAAGCTCCTCATCCATCTCGAACTGTGTCTCATCCATCAGTAGCTGAGATTGATGATAATAGGCGTATGCGGCCCGGCATACAGACAGGCGATGTTGAACTCATACCACTCCACCGCCGCCGTATACGACTCATCCTCGGGCACTGGGCGGTAGGTGAAGTTGCCCTCCCGCTCCGGTAGCTGTGACTGGTCGCTCATCATCACACCCAACAGGCTGAGGATCTTCTCCTCACTATATATCGCACAAGGCTCCCCCGGGTAGGCCGAACCAATACCCACCAGCGCCTCGTCTAAATCATCAAACAGGATCGCCTCCGGGTTCAACTCCCGTAACTCATCCTTCAAGCGAAGTGCCCTCGCCGTAGTGGCATCGAACTGCCCCTCCGACTCCGGGTCCTCCTTCGTTTTTGGCATAATAAAAATATTTCCCGGGTCCCATGGGGGGACTCCTAAAAATAAATAACCCCCCTTTTTCAGGGGCCTGCCCTCTACAGAGGGGAATCGACCATTAAAAATCGGGACACCATTTGCCCCTTTACCGCCTTCTCAGACGGACCATACCCCCGGGGGGGGGTAGGGGGGAGGGTCTCCCCTCGGTCCAAGCCGCGCTCACCGTGCTGTGAAGGGCGACTGGGCGCGGTCAATCGTATGACCCTCCCCCCATATCATACTAACGATAATGCCCGTTATAGGTAGTTAGAAGGGTAAGTCGTCCTGCTCGGCCCCCACCTGCTCAGCCTCATAGTTGCGCTCTTCAGCCCCTCCCTCACGTCCACTCAGCATCTGTAGCTCGAACACCCTCACCTCAGTGCGTGAGCGCTTAGAGCCGTCATCAGCCTCCCATGTGCGCGTCTCCAGTCTACCCTCAACATACACCTGCATACCCTTGACGACATACTCACTCACAACGCCAGCCAGCTTATCCCATGCCTTGCAGTTGTGCCACTCAGTCTTGCTCTGCTTCTGACCGTCCCGGTCTTTCCACTCTTGGTTGGTGGCAACGCTGAACTCAGCAACAACACTACCCGATGGCAGTGTCTTAATCTCTGGGGCGCCACCTACGTTCCCTATTAACAACAACTTATTCAGTCCCCTTGGCATTCGCCTTACTCCCTCCGTTGAGATGTTTGGCCACAGCATCAGCCATTTGCGGGTCTCGGTCGGCCATCGACTTGATCCGCTCTGCTATACTCTCCCGGAGTGCGTCCGGGGTTGTCCGGGATACGATCTCAGTAGGTTGGTCACTCATCAACCGTCCCGTCGTCAGGTTATAGTGCGCCGAGTGCATCATATCCAGCAACCATCGGGCATTGGGGCGCTCATCGTCCCGCTTAGAGGCGCTGAGGTGGTCCCCAATGGCCATCTGGAGGTCCAGAGCGTTCAGGGCCATCTGCCCTTGCAAGACGCCGTGGTAGTCCTTACGGACCCGCGCAATGTCCTCGGCCCTATCGCGCACCACACGACGCACAGCAGTCGTGCTGAACCCACTCCTGCGCGCTGTCTCGGCGAGTTGACCGACCAGTGCGTGGATCAGCACCACATCCTGCTCCTCCTCCTCGGTCAGTGGCTTGCCCTTGCCGTTCTCGCGTCCCTTCTCTGCATTAGCCAGCGTCCCGGGCTTATGTCGGTTAATCGTAGGCTTTCCAGTGACACCGTCCCGCTGGTCAGGAGCGTCCCGTTCTGTGGTCATAGCTCGTCCTCGCGTATCATCCTGCGATACACTGTAGTTGCGTCTCTGAGCCTGATCATCTCTACGCAGGGCAGGTAGTCTACCTTTGCCATCTTACGTCCACCATTGACGGTCCTCTGGGTCTCTCGCTCTCCAGAGAGCCGAGGGAACAGCGTGGTCATAGATCCATCCTCAGTGGGGGCTGTGACCCGCCACGTTACGATCACATTCATGCTCAGGTCCGGGTCGTGGCCCATTGCAGTCCGTAGGGAAAGCTCTGGTCCATCCAGTGCTACGACGACAAAGAAGGGCACTCTGTTCTCTTCGGAGAGGTGGATGCCGTTGTCTATCTTGTCGGTGTCTATCATATACCCGTTCTCGTAGTCTGTGCCGTTGGGAAGAAATGAGTTGACATCCCCGTAGCGTCCTCTGTTGCGGTGTTTGATCTCTACAATAGAGGAGGGCTTCCGCTGGAGGATCTCGCGCGCCCTGTCTTCTGGTGGGAGATCCTTGTCGAGGATTTTGCGAGTGGAGTGGTAGAAGACACGGTCGATGGGGTAGTTGGGGTCGTCGCTCTCTTCGGCGTCGAGTTCATATGCCTCGCAGAGGGCATCGGCGACTCTCTGCTCTGCCCGCATATGGGGACGTCCCGCTTCGGTAAGTGAGTCAAGTGCCAAGGTGCCAGCGCTCCTTGCGTTGAGTGAGTAGGGTCATTGCTTTGGCCAGTAGTTCATCTTCGGTGCCATGGGCTTTCTCGAACGCCTCTTTGCCCGCATGATAGGCTACGCCGTGTCCGCCAGTCCGGTGATGCTCGGGGCAGAGTGGTATGACGTCTGTGCCGCGCTGTGCTAAGCCAACCCCTCGCCGTAGGTGATGTATCTCGGCGGGACGCTTGCACACCACACAGCCGATCTCAGCCAACCTGCTGAGGTCTACGCTTGCGGCGGGCTTTGACTTTGATCGGCGGGCCACTGGCTATGATCTCCCGGCTACGAGTGAGGACCAGCCCAACGATGGCGCTCACTTCGCCTACAGTGAGCTTCCCTTCAGTATAGAGGCTGTCGGCTTTAGTGCAGATGTCGTCGAGTTCGACCCGGGCGCTGTCCCAGCTTGCTGACGACACCCGGTCCACTAACTCAGCATAGTCTGGGCAGTGCGTCGAGGCGGCACGGGGTAAGGCTTCAGCCATTACCAGTTGTCTCCATCAATTAGCCTGTTCGCCTCTAACACCTTGCCCACCATTGCTGAGATGAGCCGCTCGTCTATCGGACCCGCGCCATCTCGGAACTTACAGATAACATCGGATTGAAAGAGGACCCGGTCGAGTGTCGCGTTGTCGACTTTGCCCTCGGTGAGTTCCATCGCGCACCCCATGAGCAGTTCAACCCGCCCAACAGTTTGCTGGGCTGTGGCCTCGGTCGAGTCGACAGGCTCATCCCCATAGTTTGCCTCAGTCGTTGCCGCCTTCAGCATAGTGACTGGGCTGGGCATATTGAAGTCGTGCTCGGGCGTGTATTGGGGGTAGTTATTCACAGAAGCTACACCCTTGGCGAATGCCGCCCACCAGAACGCCAGTTGGCCCCCTTCGAGGTCGTCGGGGACGTGGGGCTGAACATCGGGCGGGAGGTGGTCTTTAGATATCGCCCATGAAGGCGACTTAGGACGGGTCATAGTATACGCTCCGGGGTAAGGCACTCGCGTAGTCCTGCGACTATTCTCTCCCGAGTGTCCATAGATGGTTGCTTGGGTGTGGCGCCGCATAGCTGACTGATTGTCTGACGACTCAGCCCCGTGCGCTCCGCCAACTCTGTATGGCTACATCCAACTAATTCCATCAGTAACTTCACACGCAACCCATTCACACTACCGACCGCTGTGTGCTCTCGTATCGTCTCCACGTCGCATTGTCTTCCCACCGAGCCTTTGGGCGCCCCATGCGCTGTCTGGCGTCGATGTGTATAAATGAACTGTACTTGCCTATCCCGCCAAGGTTCGCGGAGTAGCTCTCTATGACCGTCCCGAGATCGGCAAGGGCCTGAGTATAGTCCTCGTCGGTTGGGAACTCTCTGTAACTTGGCGCGAGGTCGAGCGCCAGCACCTTGTGCATACTACGCCATGCGCCGCCAATACGCAGGTTGTGGGCAGTGCTTCGCCAGCCCGACCGACAGACCAGTGGGTGACCGAAGTCCTCGCGGATCTCGTCGCCCACATGCAAGACGGACCAAAAAGCATCCGCCTCTTGAACGTCCCGGGGGACCCGGACGTAGCCCGCGCCCCTACAAGCCAGTTCATCCCAACTGAAAAACTTCGACGGCTTAGTCATGTGAAATGCACCTTCGTCCCCGGCGCCACCGTCAACGTCGCGCCCTCAGCAACATTGATCGGACCCTTGACTACCACCGTCCCGGTCCAGATCGTATCCACGGGGACGTCCCCAGCGATAATAATGTCAACCTCTGCATCGTTGTCGTCTGCGGGCGGCAATCCCTTGCGCTTTTCGTCTCGGATCTTCTTGACAGACCAATTTTCATCAGCGGATTGATGTAGTAATCGTGCGCGCGTCTCTGTGTCGCATGTAACCACTGCGCGATGATGCGCGAAGGATGCTTCGTGAACGCGCTCCCCCTTGGGGAAGGCTTGCGCCACGCGCTGGTAGTCCATTAATGTCGATGGATGATAGTCGTCGGGTATGCCCTGACTCCAGATCTCACCAAAATGCTCTTGCCCATGATTGAGCAAGTCGCCGATCCACCAGCTTGCCGCCCGCCCGGTCGTACATGCAGTTGAGAGAACACCTTCCCAGTGTTCATATGACGTGTCGTCGGACAGGCTATATGATATGCTCGTTGCTCCCTGCGCGAACGGCACCACAGCTTGTGCGTCGCTCATGTCGTGCTCCTATCTATTATGTGTAAGAGAAATA